CTGATATTCTTGTTGAAGAGGGACATGCTGTAGCATACTTTGGCGGTTCAAAAGACGAAGTACAAATGAAGCACATGGCTAACAGAGAAAAGTTAATCCGTGAAGGTATAGTTACACCACCTAAGCCAAAGAACAAGTAGATGAATTGGAAAGAAACCTATACAAAGGTCTTCTTAAAACAAGCAGACATCAGCATTAACGAAGCAACCATGAAGCAGTATATGCCAGCATGGTGGCAGAACACACGAGTTAAATCAGAAGGCGGACTTCGATTAACAGATGCTGGTATGATGTTTCTTACAGAAAAATTAGATTTACTATCATATGATGTTCCGTTTCCAGAGGATTTTCAACTTACAACTAATACAGTAATTTGGTTAGACCGTTTTATTACGTGTCCGTACTACTTAACTAACAAAGGAATCACTGTATTTGATGAAAAGAAAGCACTCGAACTACATCTTTTTAGTGGTGATGTAAAGAAATACGGCCTTACTAAAGCATTGAAAAGAGCCGATGAAGAACTAACTCCTTGATTTTACTGGCTTATTTTGGTAAGCCTTTTTCAAAAATAATTCAAAAAAAGTACAAATAATGGTTGACCTTTGGGAATAGAGAGTGTATTATATATACATACTTAGAAATTAAGTATGGCACTGAAGTAAACAAATAGGAGTACAAAATGGAAAACATTGCAACAAGAACAATTGGTCCTAATGATGCTAAAAAAAGTATCTTAAGGGCTTTTAAGAAAAAGCGTCCTTTATTCATATGGGGACCTCCAGGTATTGGTAAGTCAGACATTGTAAGTCAGATTACTAATTCTTTTACAAATTCAAAACTTATTGACATTCGATTGTCATTGTGGGATCCAACGGACATCAAAGGTATGCCGTATTATGCCGCAAATGATAATACAATGAAATGGGCACCGCCAATGGAACTTCCAGATGCGGCAATGGCTAAAAAATACAAGACCATTGTATTGTTCTTAGATGAGATGAATTCTGCGGCACCGGCTGTACAAGCGGCGGCGTATCAGTTAATCCTTAACCGTAAGGTTGGTACTTATGTACTACCAGACAATGTTTTAATTGTTGCGGCTGGTAATAGAGATGCTGACAAAGGCGTTACTTATAGAATGCCTGCTCCGTTAGCAAACAGATTTGTTCACTTAGAATTAAAAGTTGATTTTGACGATTGGTTCCAGTGGGCTACAGAAAACAAAATCCACACAGACGTTGTGGGTTACTTAACATTTAGCAAGAAAGACTTATATGACTTTGATCCAAAAAGTCCAAGTCGTTCATTTGCTACACCGCGTTCTTGGTCATTTGTATCTGAGTTACTTGAAGATGATGATGACGAGAATACCACTACCGATTTGGTTAGTGGTTCTGTAGGCGAAGGCCTTGCAGTGAAGTTCATGGCCCATCGTAAGATGGCATCAAAACTTCCGAATCCATCGGAGATTTTGAAAGGTAAAGTAACAGAGTTAGAAACAAGAGAAATCAGTGCCATGTATTCCTTAACTGTTTCGCTCTGCTATGAACTTAAAGAAGCCAGCGACAAAAACGATAAGACGTTTGACAATCAAGTCAATAACTTCTTAAAGTTTGCTATGGCGAATTTTGATACTGAATTAGTTGTAATGGGTATCAAGTTGGCACTTACACAATACCAACTACCAATCGATCCAGATGAAGTAGAGTGTTTTGATGAGTTCCACGAAAAGTTCGGCAAGTATGTAACGGCCGCTCAGGCTTCTTAAACTATTTTGGGGTAGTATATTTTTGGTATGCTACCCCAATCTTTTGGTTGACAAATGATATTAAATACTGTATACTGTAAGTATAAACAATAAGGGATAGGCACTATGACAACAGACGTATTAGAAAAACAACAAGAACAGATTGAAATTACAGACGAACTTCGTGCAGAAGTATTAGATCGTATTGTAGTTGCTCGTGTTGGTTTGTTGCTACGCCACCCGTTCTTTGGTAACATGGCTACAAGACTTATCATTAGAGAAGCAAGTGATTGGTGTCCTACTGCGGCCACTGATGGTAGACACTTGTTTTATAGTGTTCCTTTCTTTGCTAAGATGACTAACAAAGAAGTTGAATTTGTTATTGCACATGAAATATTGCATTGTGTATATGATCATATGACACGTAGAGAAGATAGAGATCCACAGATACATAATATTGCGGCAGACTATATTGTAAACAATACACTTGTTAGAGATAGTATTGGTGAAAAGCCTAAAGATATTCCAATTTTCCAAGACTTTAAATATGAAAATTGGTCATCAGAGGCTGTATATGATGATATCTTTCAAAAGTATGATGAAGAAGAATTAAAACAATTAGGTCAATTACTTGACGAGCATGTTGACTGGGATAAAGAAAATCAAAAACAAGGTAAAGCACCTGGTAAAGGTGGCAAAGGTGGTACTGAAAAACCTTCATACAGTAAAGAAGAACTTAAAAAGATACGTGACGAAATTAAAGACAGTATGTTACAATCAGCACAGGCGGCTGGTGCAGGTAATATGCCTAAAGAGATTGAACGTATGATTAAGGAACTTACTGAACCTAAGATGAACTGGAGAGAATTACTTCAGCAACAGATTCAAAGTACAATTAGAAATGATTATACATTTACTCGTCCTTCACGTAAGGCTTGGCATACAAGTGCTATTCTTCCAGGACTAAACTTTGATGAAACTATTGACTTGTGTATTGCAATTGACATGTCAGGGTCTATTAGTAATAAACAAGCACAAATATTCCTTTCAGAAATCAAAGGTATTATGGATCAGTATCAAGACTATAAAATTAAACTATGGTGCTTTGATACGGAGATTTATAATGAACAAGATTTTGATGCTGGAAATGATGACTTGCTATCATACAAAGTTAATGGTGGTGGTGGTACAGACTTTATGGCTAACTGGAATTATATGAAGGACAACGATATCCAACCTAAGAAGTTTATCATGTTTACAGATGGATATACTTGGGATACATGGGGTGACGAAGATTACTGTGATACAGTATTTGTTATTCACAGTAATCATAATAAAAACTTAGAAGCACCATTTGGAGTAACCACACATTATGAAGATGAAACCAAATCCGCTTAACTTTTTTGATATTAGAAAATTGGATTTTCCAGGTTCGCATTTAGAGTATATGGAAATAACACCAAATTATAATATAGAACAGGCAATTAGTAATTGGATAATGGCGAACTTAAAAAGTCGCTTTTATGTAGGCAAAAACCTTACCGTAAATGAAGGCAATGAAGTAACAAGCAAACTCAAAATTGGATTTGAGGATCCAAAAGAGTTATCGTATTTCGCTTTGGCATGCCCCCATTTGAAATACAAATAAGTAATTAAGTATATACATTATTAAAGTTAACAAAGGAGAAGACAATGTCTGATACAAATAAAGCAACGGCACCTTCTGAAGCACCGGCAACGGCTCCAGCGACAGGCGGTCCAGTAGATCTAACAGTTCAAGATCTCAATACACTAAGAACTGTAATTGATATCGCTACACAACGTGGCGCTTTCAAAGCAAATGAATTACAAGCAGTAGGAACAACTTACAATAAGTTAGATATGTTCCTTCAGCAAGTACAAAAAGCTCAACAAGAAGCACAACCAACACCAGAAGGGGTTCCTGCGACGGCACAACCTATTTCAGGTGCTGACGCAATGGCGGCAATGAGCGGCGACGTTCCTGCTACTGCAACAACGGAGAAAAAATAATGGCTATTAAGCACATCGGTAAATTAACCACAAATAAAAGAAAGGTGGCTGTAGCATACAGAACCCTTCCTAATGACCCAGAACATGCATTAGTAGTATCAACTGAAAACTTAACTGATTCAGATCATGATATTTTAATGCAATTAGTTGAATCACCAACAGGACAAGATGCTAACGAACTTGCAGAAGCAATGGCACGTACACGTTTAAGCGATGGTAGTATCATGTTAGCACGTTTCCATAAAACTGGTAAACTTACAAGAGTACCAACTAAGGAAGTAGATATGATGCCTACTAACTCTCATACAATTAATCTTGCTGAATTAAACAAGGTTATTGCAGATCAAAAAGGTGTTAGCATTGCTGACTTGGCTATTAAAGATATGTCACAACCAGTTGCAACAGTTTCAGATGCATCTGCGGCGGCTGATGCGTATACACCAAGCAACGAACCGACTGCACCAGCAACAACTGAAGGTGTAATGAACGACGAAGACCTTGCAAAATCTTACAGATCACAAGCAGACCGTTTAAGTAAAGAAGCGGCTAAGTTAAGACGTGATGCTGAAGAGTTGGTTCCGACTAAAAAGAAAAAAGCATAGTCGAACTATGCCAAGGAAGAAACTGCTTAAACTTCCTGCAGACGTTATCAAACATTGGCCTGAAGTATTCGAGGGCATAGAAGTAAAAACTATACCCCTCGAATACCTTCAGCATATTGAAGTAACGTTTAGCAATAGGAAAAAATGGTTGATCGAATGTACCCCTCAACTCAGCCAAAAGCGGTTTGAGAAGGATATTCGCGAACTATTCGACGAATACGGAGATAAGATCCGTAATGTAGACTTTGCAGTAGATAGTGCAAAGATCAAAGAAGATGTGCAAAAAGGTACTAAAAGCCTATTCAAAAAAGCACGTTTCAAGAAATAAATACATTATAGTAAAACAAATGGTATTGGATAAATACTAATAGCAAAACAAATTTGGAGTAGGTAAGTATGGCACTTAAGATTAGACGAGGTACAACAGCAGAAAGAGGCGCAATGAATGGCGCTAATCCTGCCCTTGCAGAGCCTATTTGGGTAACTGATAAAGTAAACATTAACGGCGAAAACGGTACATTATACGTTGGAGACGGAGCGACAAGCGGTGGTATTGCAGTTAACCCGCAAATATCAATAAACAAGTTAACAGATGTTGATAGTTCTTTAGCACCTGCTACAGGACAAGTACTTGCTTGGAATACATCAAATGCACGTTTTGAAGCGTCTACACTTAATCTTACAACTACTATTAGTCAATTAACAGATGTTGATACAACAGGTGTTGTTAATAACAAAATTTTAAAATACAATGCATCTACAACTAACTGGGAAGTAGCAGACGAAGACTTCGCAAGTTTCAACTTTGATACACAACTTGCAAGTAAGAGTATTGACGGTTTAGGTGACGTAAGTACATCAGGATTAGATTCCCCAACAGCAGGACAATACTTAGTATGGGACAATTCTAACTCACAGTGGAAGCCAGGAGACTTAGATCTTGCTGGTGCGGCTATTACAAACTTAACTGCTGATTTACAAGGTTCAGTATTTGGTGATGATTCAACACTACTTGTTGATGGCATATCAAGTACAGTAAGACTTTACAATGGTACATTAGATCTTACTGCTGACTCAGTTATTTCAAGTACAGGTAACTTTAGTGTTAGTAATAAAACAGAAGCAAACTCTACAGTATTTGAAGCATATAACAAAGATGAGTCGACAGCAATTAGAGTTAACGGACTAAACGGTGCAACTTCTGCAAACATTTCAGGTTATTCACTTAACGGTTACTACGGTGGGTTTGAAGGCAGTGGTAGCGAAGTTAAAATTACATCAGGACATTACATTGGAGAGATTAGTGCATTAGCATTTGATCCAGACTTTGATGGTGCTGGTAACGGAAAGAAAATTCTTTCATCATTAATCTTATTTAGATCAGATCCAACTGAGGCTATTGCAAATGATACTGCAAAAGGTCAAATTGAATTTGTAACTAACGCAGGAACAAACACTTCACCTGTTGCTAAAACAATGTTGTTTGATGCTAAAGGTCAACTTGCAGTTAATAGAACAAGTGCAAGATCAACACTTGACATCGAAGGTGTAATGACATTGGAACCACAAGCGGCGGCTCCAACTACTCCAGTTATTGGAATGATTGCAGTTGCTGACAAGAGTACTTGGGATCCAGCAAGTTTTAGTGGATCAACACCTTATCCAGTATTTTACACTGGTGCGGCATGGATATCAATGATAGGTGCTTAATTCCATTTAGGAAATAAGTTATACAATTCCCAAAAACGATTAAAGTTAAATTTCCAAACTGACTGTTTGGTATATCTGTAATCCATATCCTTAACCTTTTCAACTACACCCATCTTTTTCAATAAAGGAAAATACACTTGGTGTGATTGATTTTGTTTGGCTTCTGGATTCATATTTGTAGTTGAATACAAATCTCCGTTACGTTTAGTAACAAATTTTATAACAGCAGGATGTAAAAATTGATCAGTATGATTTTGAAACTTTGTAATAATACTTTTACCTTTTCCTAATGGTGGTACAAGTAAACTTGTTCTTCCTGCTCTCCAAGCATTAGGTCCTAATTCATCAAATGTATGTAATACCTGCGTTCCTATAATTACATCATCTTCATATAATAAGAACAAGTGCATTTCACGTTCGTTGTTAAAGCAATCAATAAGCATTTCACGACTTGCATTATTAACAAAACCTTTTGCTTCTGCTCTTGCATAATAGTCTGTTAGGTCAATACCTTCCTGCCAACGTTCTACTCTAAAATTTGACATGTGTATAGTTTCCTTTGACACTATCGTTTAAATCAATACCGCAGTAATCGTGTCCGTATACTACGAGATTCTTTACTCTGCTTTTAAATTTTGTGTAATGCTTTTCAAGTTCTTCTGGTTCTACATTCCATTGAAGCATTTCACTTGACCATATGTTTGTAGTCCATAATACCTTTGTTCCGTGTACACTATCTATTACATCAAACAATTTATCACTGTCTTGTACAATATCAATTACATGAAACTCATGTTTTAATTCTCTATACCTTGACCATAGTCTTTGAAAAGCAAGGCTTCCGCCAAAGTCTTTTAGTTCTTGTTCCCAAAACTCTTTATAGTTTGCACGGTAAGTGCTACTGAAGTTGTAAGTTAAATCGTGTTCTAAGAGCCATTTATCCAAATCATATCCGTCCCAAGTTTCTAATAAATGCTTCTTATAGTTTAAACTTGCTTCGCACCAATCAAAGTAATGTACTGTAGTACCTCTATGAAATCCGTTTGCATTTAATATTGCAAGTGGTTTAAATCCTGCGGCCGCACTAAACAAATGATCTATATGCGAACTTGTGCGTACACCTTCACCACTTAATCTTTCTGTGTTGAAAGCATATACTCTATTCTTTTCTATTTCTTCTTGATATCCTAACTTACGTATCCATGCTCGTTGACTGTAATTTAATTGATCAACAAGTTCGTCATTAGTTTTATCTAACCATACCTTTTCTAATATGTCAGGTTTGTTGTAAGGATATAAAAATACTTTACATTCTCGCATATCGTTATCAAGATTTTCAATAGTAATATTATTTTCTGCGGCAATATGTATCCAGTTACTTCCATCAGCAGTAATAGTGCTATGTGTATAACCTTCTGCACCTTTTATCCACTTAGGTGTGTATTCACTGTGAATCTTTTCTTTACTATATTCTACATTGCGGTATTCTCTGGGCCTGTCAGTAAACACTCCAAGTTCATCAAACTCTGGCTTACCTAATTCAACCCATTTGCTTAAATTTACAAACAAGTATTGTCTATGTAATCCGGGATAAGCATCTTTAGTTAGATAATGATGTTGGCCTTGCTTGTCCATAATATGACCAACTACAAAAAACTGCGGATTGTTTTGTGCATATGCAACACTTTTCTGTACTAAACTTGGACCTCTGTATAATAGTAATCCTTGACAAGCAACCATACAATATTTTTTATTTTGTGCGATTGCGTTTTCTAATAGTTGACTTACAGTTGTATGACGTCCTACATATGAACACAAGTTCATTTTAATCATTCTATTAATATAGAAGTAAGTCATATCAAATGTGCGTTTAGCAACAAATTTGTTATCGATATCTCTGGAAATATCTAATATACCTATACCAACTTCGTTATTAGAATTTAGATCTTCGTAATAGCGATCAACTGAAAGACTATTCCAATCCATCAAGTGTTCTCCTATTAGTATAGAAACTTTTTCTTAACGTATAAAACATATCTCTTGTGCGTCTACCAAGTTCATAATGTATAATCATATGTATTCTTGGTTTGTCGCTACGGTTCCAAACACTATGTACGTTACTAATGTCCATAAGAAACGCATTGCCTTCGTCTTTAAAAGGAACAATACCTTTGTCTTTAAAAACAAAAGTACAATCTTGTGGATTGTTTAAACTAATATTGCAAACACTTAAACGCTTTTCTTCATCTTTACGATCTTGATGTGGAAGTATATACCCACCTGGTTCAAGTAACATAAATCTTACACGATTTAAAAACTCTGCAGGCCATACATCTGTTAAAAACTTTTTAGTAACAGGACATTCGTCTGCTACCCAAGTCCAGTCTAATTCTTTAAGTACTTTATCACGTTCACCATATTGTCCTAAACTTTGTGTATCTTCATTAAGTCCATGTAGTGTTAAACTCTTCCAACCTTTGCCGTATGAATCTTCTCTATGACTATGAAACTTATCAGCAAGTGCTTCTGCTTCTTTGTGCATTTCTTTCCACGGCTGATTGTCCAAAGCACTAAGATGAAAATAACCCCAACCACTTTCTGTAACTAACCACTTAGGATCAAAAGTGTCTGGGTATAATTCTTGCTTTAGGATGCCATGCTCGTTATGGTATTTTTCTAATTCCTGCATACTCATATTTACCTGCCAGACACGGTTATGTGCTCTTATAATGGCGGTAAATACTATGATGCCATATTTACGAAAACAATACCTTAAGACGTTAGTTGTAGACTTTACAAGCCATTGTAATGCTATGTGTGGTAATTGCTCACGGAACATTGATGGTATAACTGTCAACCCAAATATGCCTTTAGGACATATGACTATGGACACTTGGAAAAATATTATTGATAATGTTAAAAGTGTAGAAGAAATAATTTTTAATGGTGCATATGGCGATCCTTTAATGAATCCAAATTTAGTTCCTGCATTAAAGTATGCAAGAAAATTGAAATGTAAAATTATGATTCACACCAATGGTGGCATAGGTAAACCTAACTTGTATAGGATGTTAGCACAAGAACTTAAAAATTTCTCACAAGGTGTTGTTACATTTAGTATAGACGGCTTAGAAGATACTAATCATTTATACAGACGACATGTTGTATGGAAAAATGTTATGGCCAATGCAAAAGCATTTATAGACGCAGGCGGTATTGCACGTTGGCGTATGCTTGTATTTGAACATAACAAACATCAAATAAAAGAATGTGAAAAACTTTCTAAGGATATAGGATTTAAAGTTTTTGATATTAATGGTGGATATACATTTACCGCTATTGATAGTATTATTGACGAAGCCGTAGAAACATTTAAAGCAACTAAAAAAGAAGAAGCACGTACTATTGCGTATGATACAAGTAAGTTAGATAATGTAAAACGTGTAAAAGGTTTAATTGAAAAGGGTTTTGACAAAGGTTGTATAACTTGTAAGTGGAAGGAAAAACAAAAGATACAAATAAGCCATATAGGCGAAGTGTTTCCTTGTTGTTATTTGTTAAGTGATCGTTATGCTAAAAATCCTGATAGTCCTTATGCAAAAGAATGTAATAGTGTAGAGTGGCCTAATGTTAACAATATTCCATTAGAAGAAATTATAGACAGTGATAAATTAAATTATCCAAGTGATAATAGATTTAAAATATGTGAGGTAACTTGCGGTGAAGTGTAAGTATTTAGATCATCAAGTTTGTGTTAAAACATCAGGTGAGTATCGTTTGTGTTGTATTAGTAACGAACCTACTAATAGAGAAAATGTAACTACACACACTGTAGACGACTGGCGTAACAGTGCAACATATCAAAATGCTATTGCAACATTTGAAAATGGATTGTTTCCTAAGGCTTGTGAAAAATGTAAAATACAAGAAGAAGCCGGAGAAACAAGTCAACGTACAAGACCAAGACAATATGGTCCAGGTATTAGTCATTTAGACTTACGTTTTGGTAGTAACTGTAATCTACAATGTACTATGTGTTATCCTGGTGTGTCAAGTAGTCTTGCTAAAGAACATCAAGAAATGCTTAAACAAGGTATTGACTCACCCTGGGGGGACGAACCTTTTCCAAACTTTGATTGGTACACCGACGAACGTGGCGAATACTTGGCTACACTACCTGAACTACGAGAAGTCTACTTAACAGGTGGTGAGCCTATGATGGTTAAAGGACTGCATAAATTTTTACAGAAGTTAGATAGTTCAGTTGAAGTACGATTTAATACTAATGCTACAATTATGAATCCTAATATATACGAAGAATTAAAACGTTTTGAAACTGTTAATATGTGTTTTAGTATAGACGGCATTGGCAAAGTAAACGATTATATACGTTGGGGTAGTAACTGGCAACAAGTAGAAACTAACATGCTTAAATGGGCTGAGATAGTAAAGTATAAAAGTCTTGGACCTACTATACAAGTTTTAAACTTACATCACTATGAAACAATTATTGATTGGTGTAAAAAACATGACTTTCAATTCTTTGATAACTTATTAATGAATCCTGAATATCTTAACACAAAAAATGCACCAGATGAAATTAAACAATACTGTCCAGAAAAATTTAAGTACTGGGTAGATCAACCTGCAGATATTATTCAACAAGAAGCATTTAAAAAATGGATATCTATCTTTGATAAACAAAGAGGCTGTAGTCTAAAAGAATATATCCCAGAGGTAGCAAAGGCTTATGGAATTAATTAAAGAGAATAAAGAAAAACTAAGACGTGTTTATAAAGGTGCAAACTTTTATCGTAAACAATGGGACTTTGCAAATCAAGAATGGCTCGACGACCATATTGATATAATGGAAGAAGTACGTCCTGGTTACATTATTAATCACGGTATTGAAGGTGGCAGAATGTTTATTGATACTAAAATTATTGAAGGCACTGTAGCAAACACACTACCGCATACACCAGAATTTGTAAAAAGTATATACAATTTTTGTTTAGAAAACATTAACACCACACAACCATTTGCACACGGAGATTGGGTACTCAGTAACATTATTGTTCAAGGTAATTCATACGAATTAATTGATTGGGACAATGTAGGAGTGTATCAACCCAGTGTAGTATTTGATAAATTGGAAAGCGATTTAAGGTCTGCTTTTGGAGAGAAATTTGATGAAATGTTACGCACCTTGGCATAGTATTTTGGTACGTTTTAACGGCGATATTGTACCTGATGGTGTATACACTAAACGCTACGGAAACGTGCTACAAGAGCCCTTAAACACCGTCTTAGAAGCGTTTACAGCGTCATACACAAAGGATAGTATTCGTAATGGAGTGTTACCGCCCGAGTGTCAACAATGTGCTTTAAAAGAGGCTACAGTAGGTCATAGCAGAAGATTATTTTTTCGTGATATATTAAATCCAATGCTTGAAGGATCCAATAATGATTACTCAAAAAACTTCCATGATATTAAGTTTTTGGAATTTAATATGAGTAATATTTGTAATTTAAAATGTAGAATGTGTGATGGAATTAATTCAAGTGCTTGGGTTAAGGACGAATTGAAACTTGCACAAAATGGTAATCCATATCATAGAAGAATTAACAATCCAGAGTTTGGCTATGTTAATAAAAGCGAACAAATTATAGAACGATTGTTTGAGGATCCTACTCCGTTTATGGGATTACGTTATCTTAGTATTAAAGGCGGAGAGCCTTATATGGAACCTGCAAACAAAAAGATATTGCAGAAATTTATAGACTTAGGAGTTGCAAAAAATGTTACACTTGACTGGACAACGAATGGTACGATTGTTGATGAAGAAGTACAGGAACTTGCAAGACATTATGGCGAAACTAAATGGACAGTAAGTGTTGAAGGTACTGGTGGACTTTACGAATACATTAGAGGTGGAAAGAACTTTACGTTTGACCAACTTAATAATAATCTAAAGCAATATGACTTTGACAGAATTATTATTGCTGTAACTGTAATGGCATATAACATTGCACACTTAGATAAAATACAAACTTGGTTTGATGCTAACAAAAAAGATAATTGGAGTATATACTTTAATAATGTTGTAGCACAACCTGCCTACTTGAACCCACGTGTATTGCCTAATGAAATATTAAACAACATTAAACACAAGTTACCTAACATAACATACGAACAAAACAATAGCAAACTATTAGATATGTTTGTAAACTATACTAATGACTTAGATAAGATTAGAGATACAAGTGTTTTAGATTATTGTCCAGAACTTAAAGATCTGTTTGTATAGGATCAAGTACCATATAGTGTAAGTTGTAACTACGTGGACTATCAATTACCCATTTAACAAGTTTACCTGCGTCAAGTAAACTAATTTTATTATTAGTGCTTTTATCTAATTGTGTTTGTGATGCAAGTTGGCCAAATGCAATATTGCTTACACGAATTTTGCTACTACCAAATGTTCCGTACTGTGAATACTTCTTACTTAATTCGTCAAGATTAGTTTTGTTTTTAAGATAGTCGCCTGGATTATATCCGTCACCCCAATAACTTGTTGTGCTTGAAATGTTAATGATGTGATCACCGTTAAACTTTTCATATACTTTGCGTAACAATTCTACTTGCTCGCCATTAGGACCGTATTGACTGTTTACAAATATATCATAATCTTTTACGTGTTCTGCTACTGCGTCAGAATCTGTAAGATCCCAATCATTCCATCTACCAATAAATTCTACTTGGTTACGACTATAGGCTTCCCATATACCTAAACATAAACCTTCATAGTTAGGATTACCTGTTACAACTATTCGCATTTATATTCCTCCGGTACTGTACCCCAACCAACTGTTCTGTCCCAGGCACGTTGAGTATATGTGTTTGTTACCTTTGCATATGCTTCTTCAAAACCGTCTTCACGTAAATATGATTCTTCCATATACCAAACTCTTTTAAAATAACTATCGTAGCAATCAAAGATACATTCTTCTGTTGCATTAAAGTGTCCCTTTACTAACCAAAACACTCTATATGCATCTTTGCGTATTACGTTTGTCATTCAACTTCCTTTCTAATGAATATGTCGCTTAAACAACTACACACACTCTTACCACATACTATTGGCTCAGTGGGTAATTTATATCGTTCAAGATTACCTAATGCGCCGCCATATTGACAATCGGCTCTGTATAGGTTACCCCACATGTCTACATTTACTCCGTCAATACCTGCCCAACATTTCCAACCACTAAATTGATTCTTTTCTTGTAGTAGTATTTCATTAGCAGTAACTACTGAATTATTTAGTAGTAACTCTCCGCGGTGTAAATTACTAAAGTCAAACTCTCGGTTGTACTTCCAGTTATTAATTAAATCTTTTTGTTCTTGTGTGTAAACAGTAACTTTGTTTGTTACATGTTCTTGACTTGTTTTATCTACAATTACTTTAGGCTCTACTGTAAGGTTAGTACTTCCTTCATATAATTGTTTAGCAATACTTTGTAATTCATTAAATTTATCTGGTACCATCATTAAATGTATAGCAACAGGACAGTCAACAGTGTTTGCTATTTCAATAAAATGCTCTACGTCTGCATACTGTGGGTGATACGAAATAATAAAGCCGTCTGTGTAATTACTAATTTCTTTGTAATACTTTACACGTTGACTTCCGTTTGTAACAAAACTAAAATAGTGTCCTTGCTTTTTTACAAGTCTTGCAAGATCCATAAAGTGTTTCCAGTATGTAGGTTCTCCGCCACTTAATCTATAACATATTTTTTTTGGTACTTTTAAATTTTCAACAAAGTGTTTTACAGTTTCCCATTTGGGTTGACCTGTACTTCCATTATGTAAAATGTCTGGACAGTATTCACAACGATAGTTACACTTGTTGCTGAGAGTCCAACTAACAAGGAACCAATCTTTCTTTGTTGTGTCTACATATTCTAATTTCAATTTCTTAACTCTATTGTATTAATATGGTTGCCTTGTTGCCATTCATCAATTACAAATTTAATTACTTTTGCAACTGACTCTGGTTTTAATAGTTTGTGTTGTTTTTTAAAATAATGAAACTTTATTCTTAGTTCCTCTAATACTTCTTTGCTTTTATAAACATCTTTGCCTGCAAATTCTGTATCACAAAATGCAGGAACAACAAGACTTGCTTTGCATTCAGGTCTAAAACGATTCCACTGATTTGTCTTTGTGTGTAGTTCTAATTTATTTTTGTAGTAATCTTCTTCAAAGAAAATAGCATTTGTAGTATTTGCAACAACTGATCCTATGTTTACACACAACTTATCTTTGTCTTGATTAAACGCACTCCACATATCAAACAGTGTGCTTTGCGTATTTTCACAGTAAACATTATTAATAAAAATATCAACATCACGTAGATGATCAAATGTTTTTGCAGTTTGTCTTACATCACATGCCCATTCTTCATTTCTATCAAGCAATACCCAATCAAAATCATGTTTGTATAATTCATAAAATGCTTTTCCAATTCCTGCTTTGTGTCCTGTTAATCCTACTTGCATAAAGCCTCCCCAAGTTCAGGAAATATTTTAGTGTAGTCCAAGCCACGTTGTTTGTCAAGCACCCTTATGTAATCAAGTGTTTGAGGTAACTTTGCTGACCAGTCTTCTTCCATCATGTATTTTATTAAACCTTCCCAACGTACTTGGCCCATTGGATGTTGAATCCATTGTGTGTTGAATTTTTGTCTTTCTATAAATGCTTCAATGCGTTTTTTAGCAAACTGTTTATACTCTTCTGGTAACACTCGTACATTTAGATAAGACGGAAAGTATACAAGGTGTGTACTAATCATGCCGCCTTGTGTTTGTGCATTTACTTTACTAAACCTTTGATCAAGTTTCCATTCAGCAAGTTCATCAAGGTGTGCTACGTTAAACATCTGTACTGCTGATGCTATGTTGATATTAATATTTGTATTACTTGAATCAAGTATTTTTATATTCTTTTCAATGTCTGCCCATTTGCTTGGATAACGTATGTAATCATTTTTTTCACCATACGCATCAATACTAAAATTAAATGTTACTTCCTTAAAGTGTTGCCATAGTACAAATAGTTCAGGTTTTAATACAAGTCCGTTACTATTATACCTAATGCAACAATTTTTAGCATGTCCTTCATCAACCATAAATTGTAATATGTTATAGTGTTCAGGAATCATTAACGGCTCACCGCCTGCAAAATAAAGTTCTTTAATATGCTGTGCTTGGTCTTTCATAGAATCTAAAAACGATCCTTTCTTATACCAAGTGTAATCAAAGTCCTCATTCCAACTTTGATCATTAATTAACTCTTTGTTTGTGTATTTAGGATGATTTAGTTTCCATTCTTTAATCCAACTGCTTGAATCATGTGGACTACACATAACACATTTAAGTTGACATACATTACCTAAACGTAAATCAAAGTAAGGAACATTAACAGGCAAGTTACCTTGTTCATCTGTTTTTGCTACAATACTATCTATGTCTAAACGTTGTTTCCATACTTCTGTTTCCCATTGACGTTTACTAACAATACCTTTGCTTTCTTCTGCAAAACATTTACGACAACTTTCTGGGATTTCATCATTTAACATTTGTAATCTTGTGTTACGCATATGCTCACTGTTCCACACTTCTTCAATAGTGTGTTCACGTAAGTTCATGCTTACTCCGTCTTTCTTAACAAGTCCTACTGTTTTATCATCTTCTATACCTGCACCCGATGCATTAGCAGTACAACAAACTCTAACATCACCATTAGGTCGTGTTGCTAAATGTATCCAAGGTAAAGGGCAAAATGTTTTAGACATGTTCTTTCCTCTCAAACTGTGCATTTAGTTTATCAAAGTTTCCGCATTGCTTTGAACATTCTTTTATACCAGTTGAAGTCCAGCAACTACTAATTTTGTTAAAGAAGTTACTGTCAAATATCTCTTTCAAAGACTGTTTGTGTAAGTTAGGAAACTTGCCTATTTTTACCATATAGTCTATACGTTGTGCTGAGTGCTGTGGTATCCATTCTAAGTCTAACCAACAGCAAGGACTAACATTACCATTTGCACTAACATACATTTGATTATCTTGTTTTGCTTTACAAGTAATTGTAGGTAGTATTTCTTGCATTGCTTGTTTTGCAGGCTCGATCATTTCAAGACTCTTACTTGACGGCAATAAGGTATGTGTGATATTGTAGTTGTCATCAAGTACGTCAAACTTACCATCTTTAAATCTTGTAGTATGCTTAATGCTAAACCCCTTAAACCCCATGTCTTTACTTAACTGTTCACAATCATCTACTTGATGTTCATTGTGTTTGAATACCAACATGTCCCAACGTGCATCACCACCTTCGTCAATAAAATGTGATGAATTTTGCATAATCTTTTCAAAGTCTGTATTAATTCTGTATAATGAATGGGTGTCTTCTAAACCGTCAATACCAAAAACAACTTAACTTTTAATTGTGCAAGTTGTTTCCACCATGTAATATTTCTTCCACTTCCGTTAGTGTGCATTTGCAATGTCATTTCAGAGTTTGTATCTCTTAGATATTTAAAAATTTCTAATGTATCTTTAGCAACAATAGGATCGCCTAAGTTACCACACATATTAAGAAACTTTAATTGACGTACAAAGTCTTTTGGAAACCAATTAACAAAAGTTGTTAAATCTATTTCTTCTAAGTCTAAACCTTCAAGTAACGGACCGCCATGTAATCTACGTGGACACATTGGACAACGTGCTTGGCACTTGGAAGTTACTTCTAAATGTATTGACGTTATGTCCTGATAGTTATACATTACTTTTGATTTAGCCTCTCTAATGTTGCTTCAATAGTTTTTACATCTAAATCAACATTTACGATTAACCAATAACTATCAGTAAAACTACTGTTGAAAAGATAGTGCATTTTTAAAGTATCTACAAAATAAAGTCTTCCTACATCCCAGTGTAATGTTTTATCTTCTAATACAAAATTAAAAGAAGGAGGATTAACATTACGCAAAGGCATTATTAATCTAAAACTATCTGCTACTCCGGTAGTATAATTCCAATCTCGGTGTGGTGGAAAAAAGCCTCCAGGCCCAAACTTTAAAAAGTGTGTTCTGTAATAATTATTGTTCCAAGGTTTAAGTATATCATGTATTTGCTTGTTTAGTGCAGGAGTTGCTACGTTAAAATCTTTTTCATTATACGCTGTTCCGTTTTCTTTATTGTACTCAGACAAACTATCTAAATCAATACCGTTAAATGTACCGTCTAAACTTGTAACACTTACTCCCCAACGATTAACATCTTTGCGTGGATTATATTTTTGCCATTCAAAGTCATTAGCCCAAGCAATTAACATTTCTGGGTCAGTTGTTATGTCTAATTCTATTTGTTGACCGTACTGTGTTAGGTTGTGTATCATTTCTTTTTTCCTATAACCATAAATCTTTTGTACTTAGGTAATTGAATCTCATCTTTTACTTCTATATCTAATAAACTTTTCCTTGCAAATTCATCTAAACTATCATAACAATTAATATGCTCTTCTAATTCGTAATAATCATTGCTTTGTACAATAACTTGTGCAGAGTTTGGTACATTTTCTAACCACTTTTTATATTTTTCTTGTGTAATATGTTCGCAACTTGTATTAATTACAATGTATGGTTCTGTTTTGTATTCGTAATCTACCATATCACAAGTCACTGCTTCAAACTTACCTTCCATTTCGTATCTCTTGTTTACTGTGGTTGCAATTTCTTTGCATACAGGATCAACATCAACACTTATAATTTTTTTAATACCTATTTCGCTGTTGAATAGCATATTTGCCAGCAATCCATTCCAGCCCCCGTGTATAACTATCTCAGTATTACGTACTATTTTGTTCTTTTCTGAAATAGTATTAATCAACCATAACTTAGATTGAATCTGTCCTCCCCAGAATGTCTCAAGTGTGCGGTCTCGATCTTCGCTGTTACGAATAGCGTCCATCCAGAACTTAATATCTTGAATATCAATTTTCATTTCTAATCTTCTTATTATATTTAACTGCTTCTTCCAACAAGGTAAACTCAGCATTGTAACCGTGTGCTTGATGTATTAGTGCATCTACGTCCTTAGGAAAGCAATGGCCACCAAAACCACGCTTTTCTGTTACATGCGAATGGCTATGTCCTATGCGTTCATCTTCTGCAACAAATTTTCGTACTTGTTTCGAACTAACTCCTGCATTATTGCAAAGATCCTCTAATTGATTAAAGAACGCTACTTTTAATGCAAGGAAACTGTTACGTGCATACTTGGCTAATATTAATTCTTCTGGATTTGCTGTCTTTACTGTTATAGTTCCAAGAAGTTCTACAAAAAATCCTGACCAAAAGTGTGTACTATCGCCGCCCAGCAATACCGTCTTTGTGTTTGCAAAGTCTATTACTGATGTTTTAGCACGTAAAAACTCTGGACTAAATGTTAACTGCTTTTTAGGAAATGTATCTTTAAGCATACGCCAACCTTCAAGACTTATTGTACTTTTAATTAAGATAGGGACATCTGGTGCATCTTGAATAACTTCAAATACGTTATTCATATCACAACTTCCATCAGATCGTCTTGGTGTACTTACACAAACAATAATCGCTTCTGCATGTTGTAAGTCTGCATAATGGCCAAACTTGTAATCGCTGATTAAAACTGTATTTTTGTTTTTCATACACTCAGCAATGGCTTTGCCTACGTAACCGTATCCTGCTATTCCTACGTTCATAATTTCCTCTTTGGTATTTTACTATCTGCACTGCTTACACATGTTGGTGTAATACAAGGCATTGGTTTATCAAACAATCTAAATCCATCTTGTAACGTGCCTAAAGGTTGATCATGGCAACTGTAACTACGTTTAACTTCGTTGTTTCTAATTATGCAACTTTGGTATCCACTGTTACATTCCCAACCTTTAAATTTGTTAAATCCATAAGCATTTAGGCGTTCTGCTTGGTCAATACTGTATTCTATTCCTTTGACATCCGTAAGCGAGACCTGATGGACTGTTTGTTCGCTTTCGGTACGCAATATTTCTTTTTGTTCCTCTGTGTAACCACTAACCACAAACGACGCAGTTGGATCACTTTGCGGTTTAAGAGTGACGTGTAAGCCTCTATCAATAAATCTTTTACTTCTCGCATAATATTCTTCCCATAGTTCAGGTACCATAACTTGATTAATAGTTACAAGTACACCTTCATCTTGGAGATACAAAAGTTTATCCCCGAATTCTTTTTCATCTGCAAATTCTGCGTGAAAACTTGCTGTAATACTTCTTCTGTCCATAACATCTGTAACATCTAAAAACTTCTTCCACCATTTCTTTGCTGGACTACAATTACTTGTCATGTGTATGCTTAGGTATTCACTTTCATAATCTTCATAGTGATTAACTAAATCTAAAAAGCCTTTGTATGCTGTAGGTTCGCCGCCACTAAAACTAAAATGAAACTTATCAAATCCATTTGCTTTTGCTTGTTTTTTAATTTCATCGATTGATGTTTTGTAAATTTCTAATTCCTGATAGTCTGGCTTGTCAGTGTTAGCATACGGCCAACAGTAACTACACTTGTAATTACAGAACCTGCCAAGGATCCAACTAACGCTGAATAGATTAGTATCTAACATTGTTTTCTGCCCAAGACTTACTATGTCTTTAAATGGAATCTTTGTATTCGTCATACTGCTCCTTCAACCATTCAAAGTCATTTATTTTATATAAAATTTCTTTATTATCTTTGTGTGCTTCACCAAAGTGTTTTCCTACTTGGGCACCGTGAATAGCATACTTGCCAAACTCTCTGTCAGCACCTACTGTACACCATGTTGTTAATCGGTGTTCTGTTTCTTCGTCTACTTGACCTGGTATAGTTTTACTTGCTAATTTTACGCATTCTCTAAATGCACCTCTCCATGTACTAAGAGCATCTGTGTTAAATGCAGTTAGGCAACTGATCTCTGGCATTGCTTTGAATTTATTACTAATGCTTGTAGTCATGTCGGGTATAGAGATGTCCATGTTCAGTGTGAGTGATCGTGGTAGTAACTTAACACCTCCATACCCGTATTCCAAGAAGTTAATCGGATTCATACTTCGCCATACATGTACTGTTTCTAAATCCCACTCGGAAACCTTGTAATCAAAATTAAATCCATCAAGAATTTGTGCATCTGCATCAACTACCCAGAACATTTTAGTAAAACATTTTTTAGCCGCGGCAATGTGTGCTTGATGTATTCCGTCAACGTCTTTTACACGTTTAGCCATAGGAACTTGATCTTTAAGTATTAGCCAATTATTTTCTGCATTGACTTCGCCATGACTTATAAAGATTATATCATACATCTTACTTTATCCTTTATTTGATCAACAACCTGATCGTGTATGTCATATCCGTCATGTGCCATATCTCTTGCACGACCTGTCATTTTTGTTTTTACTGTTTGTACCATATCTTTGTCAAACTTTGTTTTAAAGTCTGATTGAAATGTCCAATTATGTACAGGCACCCCAAGTGCGTTCCATATATTGTTTACACTATTTAAATGATACAAATTTTCATAATTCATTTGTCCTGCTTCGTGAATCCAACGATCGTGGAACCATTTTGAATCCATCATTTCATATTCCTCTTCGGTTCCGTCCGGAGTACAATTAATATTTCTATCTTCTAAACGTATTTGCGAACCATGAAAAAGTGTGTTCTCTATGTACGCAAAACTTTTTCTTAACGATTGTGGCCATTGAATTAAGACGCATTTAGGAAGTACTATTTTGTTCTTCACGAATAATTGTGTGTTTAACGCAATAATATCAGGTCCTGTGCCTGCTTTGGCTAAGTTTATTACGTCTAAACCATACATTTGTGCAATTTTATTACACCATATTTCTTCTTCGTATAAACCTACTCCTTCAGTATAACTGCACCCGAACACTAAAATATAATCGTGATTAAGACCCGTTAATTCTTTTGTGCGATATCCAAGGCTATTAAAGTTATATTCTAACTTGTCAGCAGTATTATGATAGTGCCAACCTTCTTTGTTATGTTGTTTATAATTTTCTTTATCATCTCCACAATACCAATGCAGACTCTTGCCAGCCTTGCCAGGAAAGTATAGTAATGGATGATCTTTACTGTAATACATTATCTCGTGTTTCCATATTGTATAATAAGATACTTAGAATTTTTCTTCATTTTTCTCCAAGGATCAATAAACACAGTATCTTCAGCATAGTCTAAGTATGGAGTTGGGTGAGCAAGTAAAACTACACCACCAAGTTTTGCTTCATGACTTGGCATTTCACTTGCGAGTGGATCAATAGCAATAGTTGTTTTTCCTGCTTCTTTTATATAATGATCTACAAGTAACGCATAACTTCCATCAACATATGGTACTCCTGGTTTATATGAAATACCATTTAGAAAAATACTGCCGCCATATTTCTTTTGTGTTTCAATAACAAACATTGCAAGATTCTTTGCTTGTACTTCTCTTGCTGTCATGATGCTATCAAAGATATCATATTCTAAATTTAATTCTTTTGCCATATAACGTAATGCAATATTATCTCTTGGGTGGCAACTGCCGCCATCGCCCATACCTGCTGTCATGTACATTGGACTCATAATACGTTGCGTTGAATGTGCAAGTGCATCTGTTACTACATCAACATTAATATTACCTTGACGTTGTGCAACGTCTTGAATCATATTAACAAAACTTAATTTAGTTGAAATAAATGTATTGTAAAATACCTTAATACATTCGCACTCGTCGTATGTTCCTATAACATAACGTGGATCATTCTCCATAATACTTTGATAAAATTCTTTTAGTTGTTTTGCATCACCAGTTTCGCTACCATCGTCTGTGCCTATCATTACCATCTCTGGGTTAATCATATCCCAACCTACAGTACCCATTGCAATTAAGTATGGATTATATACAAAACGTGTGTGTGTAACACGTGGTACAAATTCTCTACGTGTTGTACCTGGTAACACTGTACTAATAAGAACAAGCAGTTGATTTTTTGTCATATGCATGTCTGCTTCTTCAAGAATGTCATTTACAATATCGTAATTAAAATCCTTTGGAGGTAGATGGCTTGTAGGACGTCTACCATCGTAATCTTTATGATGTGGTGTTGGTACTGCAACAAACACAATGTCTGCACCAGTAACTGCATCTTTGATTGTAGGCTTTTGATCAATCAGTTTACTATGAACCTTTGCAATGTCATAGCCTTGAACTGTATGCCCTTTCTTAACTATTTCTTCTGCACAAGGTATGCCTAATTTACCTACTCCAATAAATCCAATTTTCATAATATCTCCTTGTAACCAACTGGTATGGAAAACGAATCCATAGCAATGTCTTTAAGTATATTATAGTTTCTTTCTGCTTTTTTTGCAACCATATTATACATTTTTTTATGATTTGTTTTACTCAATAATTCAATTTGTTTTACTATTTGTTCTAATCTATCTTTGTCATTAACAATACTGTCAAAACTATAATCAATAATTTCAGTATACAACTCAAATCCTAATGTAGTAAGTTGTTTGTGAAAGTTAGGAATTGACCAAACTATAAAAGGCTTCTTAAAATAAATTGGTGTATATGTTTTTTCTGTTGGAAACATACACTCCATTGTTGACTCGGCAACAAGTGCTAAGAAACTTTTAAAATATATTTTAGGAAACGAATGATATTGTGCTGTAGTGTTTGCATATTCTTCGTCAATAATCAAACGCTGTTGTTTCCAATATTTAAAATTATGATTAGGATCTTGAGTTGGTTCGTTCCAACTAATTGCACCTTGTTTAATTAGATCAAATCTTGCTAATTGATCCATCATTTGACATCTATGATCCCAAGGTTTATTATTCAAACTTACAAATGTTTTTGTGAATGATGTGTTGTCTGCTTTATGTTGTACTGCTTCTAAATGTTTAAAAGTGTATGCCGGCCAAAATTTAGTACAGTATCTAACATTATTAGTTGGAAACTCTATATCATTATTTGGAAAACTTCCAGTAAGAAACTCTACTGTATTGTTTCCTTGTTCAATAATGCGTTTAATATTGTACATTGCTGTTTTATCTTCGTTACCTAATAGGTTGTATTCTTCACAACCTAAAATACGAAAATGTTTGTTTGAATTTGATTCAAGAAGATTTTGGAACCGGCTAAGGCTCCAATCGTCAGACCAAATGGATAAATCAATAATTTCACTCACACTATTACTTATTAACTACGTACATAAATATGTACATGTTTGAAACTGTCAAAGAATTTGAAAGAAGCATTGCAGACTATTACAATGCACCATTTGCTGTAGCAACGGATAGTTGTACCCATTCTATTGAACTTTGCCTACGCTACTTACAACCCAACCAAGTAAAGATACCTGCAAGAACATATATTAGTATTCCTTTTACATTAATGAAGTTAAACATCAAGTGGGAATTCCTTGATGCTTCTTGGAAAGAAGAATATGTATTAGGTGGCACAAGAATTATTGATGGTGCTGTTAGTTTCAAACGTGGTAGTTATTTGCCAGATACTTTTAAGTGTTTAAGTTTTCAATATAAAAAAATGTTAGGACTTGGACGAGGTGGTGCAATACTTTGTAGCACACAGAATGATTATGATATTTTAAAAGCAATGGCACATGATGGTAGGACTGACGATAAGCCATGGGGTGAACAAGACATTCAATACATAGGTTATCATTATTACATGACTCCGGAAACTGCGGCACAAGGGATTGACTTGTTAAAAACAGTAAAAGAAGAAGAACAGAAAATTTGGAGTAGCGATGACTACCCATACTTGCCTGATATGAAAGTTTTTAAATGAATACAAATGAATGGGGTCAACTTAGAAAAGTAATTGTTGGCATTGCTGATAATGCAAAGATACCTGATGATATTGATATTAGTTTGCGTTGTGTAAATTTTGCAGACAAAGAAGATGAAACAGAAATTATTAAAGGACCGTATCCAAGTAAGGTTATACAAGAAGCAAATGAAGACTTAGAAACATTTGTAAAATTTTTACAAGCAGAAAATGTAGAAGTTGTACGGCCAGAGAAAACAGATTGTAATTACTATAATTACTGTCCAAGAGATAGTGTGTTTGTACATGGTAACTTAACACTTGCTACACCGATGCCTATACGTGCAAGAAAGGGCGAATGGAGAGCATTTCAAGATCATTTAGACAATCCAAAAGAAATACGTTGCTTCAACGAAAGTCAATTATACAACACAGAATGTATTGGCAATAAAGATATTTTAGCACTTAATGAATACAGTCCTGCATTTGATGCCGCAAATATTATTCGTGCAAACGATCAACTACTATACTTGGTTAGTAATAGTGCAAACAAATTAGGTGCAAACTTATTACAAGGGGCCGTAGGCTCTAATGCTAAAGTAAATCTATTACAAGATGTTTATAGTTACATGCACATTGATAGCACTGTTGCATTTTTACATGAAGGTTTATTACTTGCTAATCCAAGTAGGATAAAAGCAAAAGAAGATCTACCCGAACCGTTTAGAAGTTGGGATATTATATGGTGTCCTGAACCTGTAGACATAGGTCACTTTCCTAAATGGTGTAATGCAAGTACATGGATTAACATGAATTTGTTTAGCGTAAATACAAAGTTAGTTGCATTAGAAGAACATCAAGAACCGTTACGTAAGGCTCTTGAACAACATGGTATAGAATGTGCTATGTTACCAATGCGACATCAACGTACACTTGGCGGTGGCTTTCACTGCGTAACATTGGATATAAAAAGAGATGTGGATTAGAGGTAAATGTCCGGTAATATGGAATCAAGAGTTTAAAGACTTTGATTATGTAAGACAGCCTATCACAGGTGCTGAGTCAGATACGTGGTGTGAACAAGGCTATACGCATGAAACTACAACAGGAAAAATGTATGGCAGTATACACACTATGCCTACATATACTAAAGAAGTTGCAAAGTTAATAAACTTAAAAAACTGTGGTTTTGTATTTTATAGAATGGATACTTTAGATATCATGCCTACACATATTGATCATTACAATACATATTGTAAAGTGTTTAACAAAACACGTGAAGAAGTTAGACGTGCTATTGTATTCTTAGAAGATTGGAAACCTGGACATTATTTTGAATTAGGTGGCGAATGTATTGCAAACTACAATGCAGGCGATTATGTATTATGGTCACCTGATGTGCCACATGCGGCCAGCAATATTGGAGTTGATCCAAGATACACTTTGCAGATTACTGGAACACTATAATGTTCACACAAGATTTGTTCTGGGGCAACCTTCCAATTAAGTCTACCAAGTTAGGCTCAATGTTTAATGAATTGTTTGAACATTGGATGCCTAAAGATCCTTTTATTATTTTTACTGGTACAAACAAAATAAACTTTGATAAGTTTCCTCTTACTCCTAAGATGATGAAGAAACTTAAAACACTCAACATATATTTGTATGAGCCGTTAAGTTTATATGAAGTTGGTACAAAACATAACAGAGATTTCTTTAGTGAATTCAAAGGTGGTGAAAAACTACGTGCTGAAGAATTAGATAGTATCTTAGAATTTAGTAAAAAAATAAATGCAAAAATTACTGTGTACACCTGTGATTACAATGTACATAATCATTTAGATTATCCATTTGAACTAAAATGCTTTGATATTTTTTTACGTAATCAATTTAATGGTGGTGTGCTTACAGTTAGTAACAACATTGACAAACACTTTATCTGTCCTAACTGGCGTTATAGTTTACACAGACGCTTAATAATAGAACATTTACAAGACACTCCGGGTTATTATAGTTGGGCGTTTAGTAATCCCTCATTAAGTATTGACACAGAATTACAAAGTGTAGATCCTGCACATAAAAAATGGCCTACAGGACAACTAAACGGACCAGCAGGTTTGTCTAAGTATTACGAAAAAAGTTTTTGTGTAGTTGCAAACGAAACACGTTTTTATCAACCTACAGGAAACTTCAGTGAAAAGACTGTTAACGCAATGATACATAAACGTCCTTTTGTTTGTGTTGCTCCACCTTATACATTAGAATACATTCGTAAGTTAGGATTTAAAACATTTACTTGGGACGAAAGTTATGATACTGAAGAAGATCATACAACACGTATGAATAAGATACGTTACTTGTTAGATAGTATTAAGTTATTAAGTATTGAAGACTGTAAAGAAATGCTAAACAAAATGAATGATGTATTAACACACAATCAAATACTTGCGTCTAAGGTTTACAAGAATCATAAAATTCTTTAAGTTCAGGAAACGTCTCAACAAGATTACTATTACTACGTTTATCATATTGCGTAAACCAGTTATAAAAAGTTTTACGTCCTGTTGCTAATTTCTTATCATCGTAAGTAGTTGTACGCATATAGTCTACAACACGTCTAAAACGCTCATACTCCAACAAACTAAACTTATGGCGGTCACTGTCATCAACGTTGTCTTCAATGAACTGTAGGTGCTTTGTCATGTACGGAATGAACTGTTCTTTAGGCAATATGTTCATATCAAACTGTATAGGCTCTTTTAGATAAGGAGTATCAAATCTAATGTTTTGCCATTGTATACCTGCATTAGATCTTGTGTACTTCTTGCGCCATTCAAGTATTTTA